GAAGCCATCCCCGACATGACTGCGCTCATGGAGCAATACGGGAACGCCCTCGGACAGAAAGAGCGTATGGAACGTAGGCAGAAACGGATTGATGAGTTAGCTGCCCTTGACCGCGCTCAGCTAGACCCCGAACGCGCTCGCCGAGATCGACTAATACAGACACTAGCTGCCGCTGGTGGGGCGTCTAATTTCGGTACCATGGGTGCTCGCATGGCAAACGCAGCGGTCAGCAGCCGTATTCGTCAAGAACAAGACGAGCGCGCACGTCTACGACAGCGCCTTGCTATGGCCGATGAAATGGAATTAGCCGATCTCGACATCAGCAAAGACAGCCTCAGGAACGCGCTTGGCGTGATCGACAACGTGAAGACTCGCCGAATCCAAGCTATGGATGCTCTTGGCAACTTGTCGAGGTCTGAAATTGCGCAATTAGAGGCGAACGCTAAGCTGAAATTGGAAGCTGACAAAGCCAATAACGACAACATTTACCGCGAGTACACAGAGGCTAGAGAGCTAGCAGAAGCGGCACTAGCCCGCCAAGATGCGGGAATAGACCAACTAACGGAAGTCGCACGGTTAATGCAAGAAGCTTACGATGCGGACCTTGAGCGGCGTTTGGAGCAACTGCAACAAGACGCTAAATATATAGATTTGGTTATGAACGATAGCCGTACACCCGAAGAAGAACGAGACCTTAAGAAGATGGAGAACGACGCAATAGCCGATGCCGCTGCGTACGCAAACAGGAACCAATATTTTCAGATTATGGACCAGCTCAACAAGCGTGCACTGCAAAATGCCGGTATCTCATTAAACAGCGGTAGATAAGCTCATGCCGATATTTGATGTCCGCTACGTCGATGGATTGACTGTATCAGTAGAGGCCCCGGAAGGTGCATCGCAAGAGCAAATCACTGATTTAGCCAATCAGCGACGTTCGGAGATGGTGCAGACTCGTCCCCTTGCACGAGAGCGCCCCCCTGCACGAGATAGGATTGCCGAAGCTAGAGCTGAATCTGAAGCTAGATTAGAAGAACTCATAGCCCTGCGCCAGTACAACCGGCGCAAAGAATCCGGGTTCATGGAGAACGTCCTTTCCGGGTTTGGCGCTGGCGCGGTTAACGTTGCGGAGCTTGGTGCTCTCGGTGCTGCTGCTCTCGCAGACGAAGAGCAAGAACTAAAAGCCCGCGATTCTATCCAGTCGATAGCTTCGGCATTGCGACCTGAAGGTGGAGACCCCGAGTCTCTGACCTACGGCATTGCTTCCGCTTTCGGCTCCGCTGTCGCTCCCCTTGGTCTTGCTGGCCTTGCTGGCCTTGCCGCTGCACCGCTCGGTGCTGGCGCCGCTACTGCCGCCGCTCTTGGTACTGCTGGGGGTCTTGGTATTGGTGCCGTTGCCGGTGACCAAAGTGAGCGTGCCCGCGCCGCAGGTGTATCCGAAGAAGAGCGCTCCCGTCGTGTCCTCCAAGCTGCACCTATCGGGGTGCTGGAAGCGGTGCCCTTTATTCGCGGTGCCAAGCGTCTATTCGGCGTCGTAGAAGATGTTGCACAGAATATCCCTCGTGGCTCCATACAGCGTATCCGCAGCGCCCTCGCAACTGGGGGAGAAGAAGCAGCAACGGAAGCGGCAGCAGGAGCCCTGCAGAACGCCGTCGAGCAAGGATATAACCCGAACCGTGCCATTCTTGAGTCTGGCCTTGCCGAAGAAGCAGGGTATGGGGCAGTTGTGGGCGCCACGATTCAGGCACTGGTGGACCTTGCTGCAGGCCGTCGCCTGCGTAGTTTAGAGACGCCGTCCCCGAGAGAAGAAGGTGAACAACTTGAAATGTTCCCCGGCGAAGACCTTGGCGTGCGCCCCGCAGAGGCTACTGAGCCAGAGGATGCCGAAGCTCAGCTTGAGATGTTTACCCAAGAAGAGATGGGTAGGCCCCCGGAGCGCCCCGACGAGCGGCAGATGGATTTGTTTGCTGCACGGGAACCCACTGTAAGGCCCGAACCCGAACAGCGTGATTTTGTCGAAGAACTTGAAACTCAACGTATCGACACAGAAGCCCGAGAGCGTCTTGCTCTTGCCGCCGCAGAACGTGGTGATGAGGCAGCCTTTGACCAGCCGGACCTGTTTCCCCTAGAGCTTGAGCAAACTGAACGACGCCTTGGCCGGGAGCCGGTGGAAGCCCCCCGTGCAGAAGAACCTACCCCGGCTGCGCCTGAGGGTGAGCAACTAGATTTAGTTACGCGGGCTGAAGAAGAAACTCAGCTTGAGCAGATGCAGGCCGACGAAGATGCACAACGCGCACGGCAGGCACGGTTACAGGCGGAGTCTGAGCTTGAGTCCTTAGAGGGGCGGCGGCTTAGTGCTCAAGAGCGCGCAACGGAAGAGCGGCGCCGGAATATCCTGCTGGATACGATTGAAGCCACGCCGAGTCGGAACTATACGACCGTTGCCCGGGCCTATACGAGAACGCTTCAAGAACAAGGCTTCCGTGACACCGCACCGACGGAACAAGAAGTCACCACAATCCAACGCGCAGTAAACGTGCAACAGGCTGTGAAGGCCCCGCCGGAGCAGATCGAAGCGGCGCCGGAAGCTACTGATCTTTCAGAATTAGAGGCGCAAATCCCCGAGCGTCGCGCTCGTCAGGAAGCGGTTGCACCGAAGCCGGAAGTGGCGCAAGTTACTCCTGAAGCCGTCATGCCGGAGGGGGCGCCTAGTGAACCCGTTGCAGCAGTTCCTGAACCTACCGTCGAGCCCAGAGCAGCTACTCCAAGAACTGAGCCTGCCCCAAGTGGAGTTGGCCCTGCAGACGGTGGAGCAGTCCCTGGTGTGGTACGAGACGGAGGACGAGAACGAGGAGCACGGCGTGCTGGAGCTGGACCCGAGGTTAGTGCCGTCGTCCCTGAAGCACCTGCAGCCCGCCCAGTGGCGCGTCCTAGCGTACCTCCTGCAGAGCCTGTGGATAGAGCGAGAGCACAGCCCCGTTCACTAGAAACAGACGCGGCGGCACTTCAGTCCTTAGACACCAAGAAAGGTACCGCTGACGATGCAGCTATGCGGGCCTACCTCGCTTCCGGGCGTAATTTTGACCAGTCTGTTCGCTCCTTAGCTTACGACCTTGTAACCCGAGAAACCGGTGCTCCCGCAGAGGACGTTAGGGGTATTGGTGGTACTCCCGGCAAGGGTGGAAGGCTCGCTCCCGCTGATCGTGCCCTGCGTTGGATTCGCTCTAACATGAGCCCCGAGACCAATGCACGACTGAACGAAGCTATTCAACGTGAAGTGGAACAAGTTAGAAGGGTAGCGACCACCACTGCGGTTCTTCAGGCGGACCCGGACAGCGAGGCACCGATTGATACGACCTCTAAGCGGGTCGAACTGGCTATGCAGATGGCTGAGCTGGTGTCTCAACCGAACCCTGACTTCGCGGCCATTGCACCTGTTCGTAGAAAGCTTAGCCGCCTGCTGGAGCTGCAAACCGCACTAGATACCCCCCTGCCTGACGGGGCGACGCGTGCACTACAGGGCAACAACTTATCTGAAGCCCTAAACAACATCGCCGAAAGTGTAGCTATGCCGAGATTCCGTGGTATGGCGAAGCGTCTTGCCGCTGCGGTAGGTAACACAAATGTGCGCATACAAGAGAACCTTACGAACGAAGCTGGTACACCGATTGCCGGTGCTTTCGACCCTCGCACCAACACCATAACGTTAGACGCAGCTCGCGGGATGAATACTCACACCGTGATGCACGAGATGACGCACGCAGCTACGGCTGCTGCCATTGCTAACCGACCTAATAGCGCACCGGTCAGGCAGCTAAAGCGTATCTTTAATGAGGTAAAGGACCAGCTCGATACCTTCTATGGTACGCAGTCCCTCGACGAGTTCGTCTCCGAGGCGTTTAGTAACCCGCTGTTTCAGCAAGAGCTTGCCAAGATTAGGGTCCCGCGTAGCCCGTACACCTACTGGCAGCAGTTCAAGAACGCCGTGACTAACATCGTGCGCGTGCTGCGTGGGCAAGAGACCAAGAGTCTGTCTAATACTTTGGATATGACTGATCGGCTGGTTAGCGACATGCTGGCACCAGCACCCGAGTTTCGGAATGCGGGTATGCTTCTTATGGAGACCACGCAACCTCAGGTCTCTAAGCTCGCCAAGCGCATGGACAGCATCCAAAAGGCGCTTCCCGAATCAACTCAGGGAGCGTTCGAAAACTTCACGGCTAGTGTCAGTGCGTTCCTTGAGGGTGCGGCAGCACCTAAGGCTAAGGAGTGGTTACTTGCTACCCTACCGTTCCAAGCCCTCGCAGATACTGCAGAGAAGCGCGGAGTTAAAGGTGCGTTCGAACTTCAAAAGGCGATTAACGAGCAAGAAGGCCGCATGGCTCAGTCCGATGAGCAGATAGATGTGGTGCTGCGTGAAGCCGAAGGCTGGATGAAGAAGAACCCCGATAAGGTCGATACCTTCAACAATGTGGTTTATACCAGCACGGTGGAACAAGTTGATCCCACTCGCCCGCAAAAAGACTACGAGCAGTCGAGCGAAAACCCGAGCCTCAATAACCTCGGCAAAGAGTTTAAGCCTGAGCAAGTCGAAGTATGGAAGCAGCTCAACAGAGACCTAAAGTCCATGCCTGGAGCACAGCGCATCTATACGATGATGCGTGATACTTACAAGACTAAGTACGAGCAGCTTAAAGATGTGATCTACGGACGCATCGACGACATTGCTGAGCTGGATGACGCCGCACGGAACACGCTCAAGAAGGAAGTTTACTCCCGCATCTTCAACGAAGGGACGATTGACCCCTACTTCCCGCTGACCCGTACGGGTAGTTTCTGGCTGTCCTACAGCACCACCGACGGTGAGTTTGTTGTGGAAGCGTTCGAATCCCCCCTTGCTCGTGATCGTGCACAAATGCAGCTAGATTCCGACCCCCAGGTGGATTCGGCAACGTTGCAGAAGTTCCAGAACATTACGCAGGCGTCGTTCGACAATGCTCCTTCTACGTCTTTCGTGGGCCAGACCCTACAGGTACTTCGTGCAAACAGAGTATCAGAAGAAACGCAGACCGAGATCGCACGCCTATTTATCGAAGCGCTGCCCGAATCTTCTTTTGCTAAATCGTTAAAGCGCCGGAAAGGGAAAGGCACGCTCGGCTTCAAAGAAGACTCTATCCTCGCCATGAAGCAGAAGGCTTACGACCTTGGGCGGCAAGTGGAGCGCCTGCGTAGTGCCGCCAAAATCCGCCGAATCAGCTACGGCGAAGACGGCAAAGGCGGTATTCAAGGACAGTTCGGTTCCGGCGAGAATAAACTTATCATCGAAGAGCTGCTGAAGCGGGCTAGCTTTGCGACCAACCCCCCTGCGGATAACCTTGCACGAAACGCCAACCGGCTAGCTTTCTTGGGCACCATCGGTGCCAACGCATCGTCCGCGCTGGTCAACCTCTCACAGATTCCCCTCGTGGTGGTGCCGTTCCTGTCTGGGAAATACGGCTTCAACGAGTCGATGAAGGCTACCAGAGACGCCTACAAAATAATTTTTGGTAGCGGGATCAAGCGGAAAGTTCGTTTACTTACCGGCGAGACTGAGGCAGGGGATGCGGACGTGGAAGTGGGGGCCATGCCCTCCATCGACAACTACTACGAGCTAGACGCCGACGGTAACTTCAAGATTCGTGACGACGTTAAGTTGCCGGAAGACCCGAAAGAGGCCCAAGAGTTCCGTGAACGGCTAGAGCGGCTACGCCCCCTCGTGCAAGAAGCGAGTGTCCAAGGCCAGCTCAACCGGTCCCTGTTCTACGATACGCTCGGCATTGAGTCCTCAGGGCGTGATCGAAACATCTGGGATCGCATTAACGCTTGGTCCGCTGCAGCATTCCATGCGGTAGAACGTGCAAACCGTCAGGTGGCTTTGGTTTCTGCCTACGAGCTTGAGTTAAACCGGCTAGAGACCAAACCGACGAAGGAAGAAGCTAACCTCAGCATGGAAGAGAAGCAGCAGCGTGCGGTGGGCACCGCCCTCTATAACGCCCAGCAAACGAACGGTGGGTCCGTGCTTGCTACGGCGCCTCGTATTGCGCAGCAGGGTCTTGGCCGTGTGGCGCTGATGTATAAGTCCTACGGCATCCAGATGTACTACCTGCAGCTCAAGTTGTTCCGCGACATGCTGGAGTCCAGTGGTTTACCCGTTGAGCAACGTAAAGAGGCGATGCGGCAGCTCGCCGCCATTCAGCTTTCGGCGCTCATGTTCTCTGGGGTGCAGGGGTTGACCATTGTCGGCATGGCTACGGCTGTAGCTAATATGTTCCGTGATGACGACGAAGAAGACGCTGAGACCTCACTTCGTAAATACCTCGGAGAAGGCTGGTACAAAGGACCGGTAAACCAGCTTCTGGGTGTGGACGTTGCGTCGCGTATCGGTCTATCTAACTTATTATTCCGTGAAAACAGATTTAATCGTGATCCGTCTAACGAAGAAACTCTTGTGCAGGCCCTTGGTGGTCCGGCATGGAGCACGACTTCTCAGTTCCTCCGAGGCTTCCAAGAGATCATGGAAGGCAATGACTTACAGCGTGGCCTTGAGACCATGGCACCTGCCGCTGTGAAAAATATAATGAAGGCCATCCGTGTATATAGTGCTGGAGGTTACGAGACACGTCGCCTGGACCCCATAACTGATGATATATCTGCCGGGCTGCTAGTAGCGCAAGCTATGGGCTTCGCTCCTGCTGAGTACACGCGCATTCAAGAGATGAACTCGTCAACCAAGGGCATCGACATTGCTACGAACAGCCGACGTACTAAGATTTTGCGGCAGCTCTATGTGGCCCTGCGAGCCGGCGATTTCAATGAAGTGCGAAACCTGCGGGAGGACATCAGAGAATTTAACCGAGATCATCCTGATCCTGACATCCGTATCACGCCGGATACCGTCAAGCGGTCCATGAGTGGACACATGCAGCGTAGCATTGAGATGTACAACGGGATCACGATTAGCCCGAATATGAGACGTACGCTTCAACGTCATAGGGCTGAATACGAAGACTAACTTAATGAAGAAAAAGACCCCCGCCGAAGCGGGGGCTAGAGAGGAGAACGACAGCCGGGAGAAGGCCGTCTTGGCTAAGGTATCATAGGACTCGCCAGAAGCGTATACCCCACTTACCATCTTCTATACGGTGCCGCCACTCCACTCGGAACCCCTTCCTCCTGACAACTTCAAACACTTGTTCGCGGCAGTTAATCGTGTCGATGCACGGAACAAAAAGCGAACTGCCTACGATAAACTTGTCCCAATCAACTGTAATAGTGACACCATCAGGTCGAAGTTCATCCTTCTTCAATGGGCGCTTGGGTTGCATCGCCGTCTTCCGCGTCTCCAGCTAAGCGGTCACTAACAAAAGATATGGTCGTAACCGGGGGCGTTATAGTCGAAGTGCCCTTGCCCATACGCATTTTCATACGTGTCGCTTTCATATCCTTTGCCAGCTCCTCGCAAAGCTGTGCGTAATTGATCTGCTGCTCGATACACCATGCCTTGAAATCGCTAGCCAGGAAGTACCAGCGGTTGGTATCCGTCTCATAACGCACAATAAATGCTCCCCGGGGGGTAGCTTCCGGCATCACGAGCTGGTCAAGACCGTTACCGTTCTCTTTGCCGCGCCGATCTTCGGTGCTCTTTATGCGCAAAGTGTTGGCCCATCGGGATTGAATGTACTCTGCCGCGATGGACTCAGCCGTTGAAGTATCCGCGTCGGTGGCGGTCTTGTTCTGAATGATTGCTTTAAGGCACCACTTGAACAGCGCTGCCATGTCGAAGTTAACGAGCCCTAATTTCTTTAATAGCAGGCCGCCAGCAAGGACGCGAGACACCCCCTCAGACCAATAACGGTTTTCCGCCGTCAGTGCGGCGCGACGGTCAAGCTGTAGCTGCAAATTCTCTACCAGCTTGTCTACCTCCTCTCTGTTCCGCATGTAGTACTGCACGAGGATGGGACCGACGTGACCATAGTGCTCAAAGATGTCTCTGTTAAACTTATCCGTCAGTGGCTTGTCGGATACCTCCTTGAACACTCTCTCCGCACGAATCTCAAGAACCCGCTGAGCCTCCGCTTTCGGCATTGCTTTGATGGCGCTGATACGTTCAACAACACTGGTGTTTCCCGTCGATACAGCTAGCAGCTTCCAGTCACTGCCTTGATGGCGGAACTCGTTGCGACTACCCTTCATGCGCTTTTTCTGCGAACCACCGGTAAACTGATAGGCCAGTTGTGATAGGGCCCTTCCCCCCATATTGGTGATCTCGTCCAAGAACAAAGGTAGGTTCTTATTCAGCTCCCCCTGCATCATCTTGGCGTTATCAGTATCACTTTCGCCCATTATCTGGCCCTTGGGGTGACCCCAGATTGACGCACCCGCAAGCATGGCCGTGGTCTTCCCTAACCCCGAACCTTTACTCCATACATGCGTGAGCATGGCGTGAACGGTGGATTTGTGCATTAAGATCGAACCCGCAGAGGCGCACATAACGTACTGAAACAACTCTTGCCCCGGACGGTTCAAAAACTCCATGGTCTCTTTCCAGCCTTCCAGCGTACCCTTCGGTTCGTACAAGTGCAGAACTTGCGTAGTACTGATGGTAGGCGCGTTGTCTGCTATGCGGTCTGCGTAATACTCTTTGCTTCCAAGTACAAAAGACGTTCCGCTCTCGTCGGTAAAACCAAATTGCCGTCGTGCGTTGTCTTGCTTGGAAGTCCTCCTCAGCTCTTGCACCCAAGCGTCCATGTAATTCAACACCTCGTCCACGTTGCGAAGGATCGTTACGCCTTCGTCAGCCAAAGCCTTTCTAAAATCATCCCGGGTCACGAGCATCCGCTGCGGAATCACAAACTCTCGTACTCCGTCCATGTGGCAGTGAGCGCGCAGAAGTATGCAGTCCTTCAGCTCGGGGTCCCGAATCCGCCGTACAATGTAAAAGTCATCGGGGTGTATAAGTTTTACGTCATCATCACCCTCTTCATCACCTTGCACTTTTTTATAGACACCCCCGTTGGCGCCTCGGAAGTACGGTGCTGGGAAGGGAGGAATGATAAAAGTCTGAGGCTCCGCCTCCCTCGCAGCCAGCGTACCTACAACAGCAACCCCTTCACTGCTCTCAGGCTCCTTAACACGGTTGCCTATGGTGATCGGTGACTTGATCTTCCCCCAGTTGGGGCAGTCTTGGCACACCCCAGGGTTGTACTCGTCAAAGCTGCTGCAAAGATACGGACCTTTTATGTTGCTGAACTTTGCTAGGGTCTCGTCGGGATCGTAGTCCGGGTGTCGCTTGGAAATGACGTGAGCGGCTTTCTCGCCCTCCACCGTGAATTTAGTAATAGACAAACCTGCGCGCCACAGTGGCTCGTCTATAGAATCTTGGTGCCTGATGATGTGCTCAAGCTGCGCGCAACCCTCACCAGCCTTGGTCTTGTCGATAATCTTTTTAAACGAAGATTCTTTGTTCCCCGCCAGCGCGTTCATGAGCGCACTGCTCTGCTGAACGTCCACCTTAGCAGCGGGCGTAAACACCTCTAGCTTTGCCGAAAACGCATCCAGGGTGATGGGCTCGACAAACTCGTTACCTAGAACCTGCACCCGGAGTGGATCGCCCTTATAGTTATGCGTCCCAGGAACCCTCAGCACTCGTGCTGCATCCGATGTCACTGCCGGATCGGCGTACAACTTCTTGGCTTCGCAGGCTTTCTTCAGCCGTTCCGCCACACCACGCCACTCCGCTACCGAGACAGATTCGGCGAGGAACCAGTACGCATGGATGCCGCGACCCGAGTTGACGAGCTGAGGCTTAGGTAGGTCTAGTTGCCCACAGAACTTCTTGAGAGCGTCCAGTGCTTCCCGCTGGCTGGGATAGTCCTTGGTAGGCCCACAGTCTAGGTCAATAAACATCGCCTGCATGGATAGGGCGTTGTCTGCACGACGGCGATCCTCTGAGCCAAAGGTTGCCAGCCCGTAAAATACGTCGTACCCATCTGCATCTAACTCGTATGCTCGACCTAGTAAATCATCAATAGAGGTGTGGAACTCTTGCCTCCTGCTATCGTCACTCTTCCTGACAGCAAAGGTGCAGTAGCGCCCATCTCCCCCCAATACACGCTGCAAAAATTGTTTTGTGTCCATATCCCACCTGATTGATAGAGACACCGCGACAGGGGCGCTGCAGAACCCTTTTCGGCATTAACCTAGTCGCGGTGCTGGGGGACTCTTAGTCGTCCCAGAGTGAATCAACGATGTCGCCAAGGTCATCCTCCGCAGGGGGCGGCTCGGTCTTCTTTGCCACCTTCTTCGGTTCCTCGACAGGCTCGTCTTCCACTTCTGCTTTGATCGCGTTTACACGCTTCTTGGGAGCGGGCTTCGGTGTTTCTTGCACCGTCACCTTCTGGACACCATCGGTCTGTGCGACAGTCATAGTGATGGCCCGCTTCGTGTCTTGATGCTCGCGCATCTCGATAGCTTTTTCTAGCTCCTCTTCGGTCAGAGGACGCACGGGCTTGAAGAACAGCTTCGGAACCTCACTGTTTTCATCAAAATACATCTCGGTAACGATAGCTACGGCGGGCATATCGTTGGCGCGAAGAAACTTGGCGTATGCCTGCATGGGCATCTTGCCGTTCTCTGCGTCACCGAAGATAGACGTGGCAGGAAGTTGTAGCTGATACACCTCATCCATTTTCTGAGGAAAGGCGATGGCGAGACGCTGAGAGAATCGGCATGCACGACCTTGACCGGCACCGGAACCCTTTACGTTTTGCTTGCAATCTATGCAGCGGCCAGCTTGACGCTGATCTTCTGGCACCGCAGGGTCAGGCACGTTGGTGTCCGCAGACCAGCACACGGGCGGCTCAGGGTTCTTGGGGTCGTAAGTGCCCTCGTAGTAGGTCCTAGCGATCTTGGCTGCGTCAATGACGATCATCTCCATGGAGTCGCTCTTGCTGACCCGCATCTCGGTACCGTTCACAACCTGACGGAACTTGCCGCCACGCAGGCTGATTCGGCGGTTTTGCGCACCGCTACCAGCCCCGCCGGACAAGTTATCGTTTAGGTCTTTCAGCTTGGCGAACAGATCGCTACTAACCAGCGAGTTGCCCTTAAACATGTCTACTTCATTGCTCATAGCGTTCTCCTCAGACATCTTCGTCGGCATCGAAAGACGGCGCTGCCGCCTCTTCCGGCATTTCCAACGGCAGCTCTAGCTGCTCAGGGGCGCCTTCTTCGGGCACCTCTGGGGTGGTGGCAATCGCTTGCTCCATGAAGTGCTGCTCAATTTCCTTGAGCTTGAAGCGGTAGGTCTGGCCCATTTTGACTATGGTACCCATAGGGAAAACGCCCCTGCGTATCCATCCCCCCACAGTGTGTGGAGAGACGCCAAAATGAGTCGCTAACTCCTCACGCGTGCAATACCCTGAACTCATACTAATAGTCCTCACTTTTTCCGCACGAATACGGCGTACTCGGATTCCACGTTCAGCCCCGGTGGAACCTTATCGGGGTTCTCTTCCAAGAACTGCCTTACGTTTGACTGGTTCAGGCGCTTGTCAAAGAACTCAGGTAGATTGTTGTCCATGATGAACTGGTACATGGATTCCCAATCACTGGTCCAATAACGGCTTTTCACCTGCCGATAGAAGACACCCTCGGTAGTCTTTACACTCTCGACGTTGTGCTCCTTACAATGATCTAGCAGGGCGTGTTTGATCTTGTCCTGCTTCTCACGCAGCTCACCGTCTTGAGCCTTGAACTCAGCGGCTAACTTCGACCGCATATCGCGTAACTTGATGTACGCTTTAGTCAGTTTTTCCAGCGGAATGCTAGTTTCCATGAGCTTCTCCTCTCTTGGAGAAGCCACAATATCGTACAAAATGGTCCTAGTCAAGCAAATCTTTGTATAAATCAACAATCTTAGTGTGTACGTTGATTCTGTTATCTAATAAGTTATATACACGCTTTTCGACACTCGACCCTTGAAGCTGGACCACGGTGCATTTGTGTTTTTGCCCTGAGCGATGTACCCGAGCGTTGGCCTGGGCATAGGTCTCCAGCGAACTCGTCGGTCCCCACCATACGACCGTGTTGGCGGCGGTCAGCGTCACCCCATGAGCCGCAGCTTGCGGCTGAATAACGAGCACTCGGGGGGCATCCTGAGTCTGGAACCGCTTGAATATCTCCGTGCGCTTACTTGCCGATACGTCGCCAGATATGAACTCGGCGGTAATCCCGTCCTTGCGGAGGCGTTCGACTAGAATTTTGATGGTGTGCCTGAAGGGTACGAAGATAAGAACTTTCTGACTGGACTCATCAATAACTTCCTTCAGGACGTTGTACCGGTTCTTAATGTCAAACTCGATAGTCTCATGGTCGTCGGAGTACACGGCGCCGCAACTTATCTGCATTAGCTTGTTCATCATGATGGCGGCGTTGGCGGCAGTGATCTCCTCTCCGTCCGCACGCACCAGCATCTGGTCATGGAGTTGCTGGTAATACTTTTTCTGTTGGGCTGTGAGGGGTACCTCACGTTTGACGTAGGTCATCTCCGGCAGGTCAAGACATTGGTCTTTGGTAAAGCGGATGGCGGGCTGCAAGGCTTTGAACACCGTTTCGGTGGCGTTGTCTTTGGGAACCCATTTAAACCGCGTCACCTGCCACATAACTTGCTGGCGAAACGTACCGAAAAACCTAG